CTGACCTCCATGATTTCCGAACAATCCTCAATGACCAGGAACGCGAAATTGTAGTACGTACTCTTTCGGCAATTGGTCAGATTGAAGTTGCGGTTAAAACCTTCTGGGCAAAGCTTGGAGAAAACCTTCCACATCCATCTTTACAAGATCTTGGATACGTAATGGCTAACACCGAGGTTATTCATAATAATGCATATGAACGTCTGCTAACTGTACTTGATCTTGAAGATGTGTTTGAAGAAAACCTCAAGCTTGAATGGATTCAAGGACGTGTCAAGTATTTACGTAAATACACTCATCGATTCTACAAGGACTCCAAGAAGCAATACCTATATGCTTTGATACTATTCACGCTACTCGTTGAAAACGTATCGCTCTTTAGTCAGTTCTATGTCATCAATTGGTTTGGAACATTCAAGAATGTTCTTAAGCACACTGATCAGCAAGTCAAGTATACACGTAATGAAGAAACGATTCATGCTCTTGTTGGAATTAAATTGATCAATACTATTCGTGAAGAACATCCCGAATTGTTTGACGCTGAACTTGAGGAAAGAATTTCGAAAGCTTTAACTGATGCATACCGCGCTGAAAGCACGATTGTTGATTGGATGGTAAATGGCATTGATGAAGAAAATTTAAGTGCTCCTATTCTAAAGGAACTTATCAAGCAACGCATCAACGATTCTGTTACTGAAATTGGCTTTGCTAAACCGTTTGAGATTGATGATGAACTGATCGGTAAGACCACGTGGTTCTATGAACAGATTCATGGCAACAACATGACAGATTTTTTTCATTCGAAGCCCGTCGAATATTCTAAGAAGAATCAAAGCTTTGATGAGCAGGAACTGTTCTAATACGTGTATAAATTGATTATGGAAACAAATTGTTATTGGCTCAATAAAGATAGCCGCAAATTTTTAAGTCGTGGCTATCTTCTTGAGGGAGAAACTGCTGAAGTGCGGATTCGCGATATTGCTGAAGGTGCCGAAAAGATTTTAGGAATCCCTGGATTTGCTGATAAGTTCGAGCGGTATATGCTTCTTGGATATTATTCGTTGTCTAGTCCTATTTGGTCTAACTTCGCGCGCACTCGGGGATTACCTATCAGTTGCTTTGGAAGTTATATTGAAGATACACTTGAGGCTATCACTGGATATAAGCTCGCGGAAATCAGCATGATGACCAAAGGCGGCGGTGGTACAAGTGCATACTTTGGTGCGCTTCGTGGTCGCGGTGCTCCAATCGGCAGTGGCGGGCAGTCAACCGGAAGTGTTCACTTTATGGAACTGTATGATAAGCTGATGAACGTTGTTTCACAAGGCAACGTTCGTCGTGGATCATTTGCAGCATACCTACCAATTGACCACCCTGATATTGAAGAGTTCCTTAAGATCCGCGGAGAAGGTAATTCAATCCAGGACATGTCTATTGGCGTTACGGTCAGTGATCAATGGATGCGTGAAATGGTCGATGGCGATAGTTCCAAGCGTAAGATTTGGGGACTCGTAATCAAGAAGCGTTTTGAGTCTGGGTATCCATACATATTCTTCAGCGACAACGCTAATAATAATGCGCCTGATGTTTACAAGCAGCAGGACATGAAGATACATGCAAGTAACCTTTGTACTGAGATCTTCCTTCCAACTACAAAGGATGAAAGCTTTGTATGCGATCTTAGCTCGATGAACCTTGAAAAGTGGGACGAGTTTTCTAAGACAGATGCAGTTGAAACACTGGTTTATTTCCTCGACGCTGTTATGACGGAGTTCATCAACAAGACCGAAGGCGTTCCATTTATGGAAGCTCCAAGAAAGTTTGCAATTCGCCACCGTGCTCTTGGTGTTGGCGTATTGGGTTGGCATAGCTTGCTACAGAAAAAGATGATTCCGTTTGAAGGAATGGAAGCACAGTTCCTTAACATGGACATCTGGAAATTTATTCGTGAACGCGCTGATGCTGCAACGACTGAATTGGCCGGTCTCTATGGAGAGCCTGAAGTATGTAAGGGTTATGGCCGTCGCAATACAACCACTCTTGCAATTGCTCCAACAACTTCAAGTTCATTCATCCTCGGTCAAGTATCTCCGTCGATTGAACCGCTTAACAGTAACTACTTTGTCAAGGATCTTGCAAAAGGAAAGTTCACTTATCGCAATCCATACCTAGCTGAACTGCTTAAGACTAAGCAGCGCGACAACACTGAAGTGTGGAAGGATATCCTTGTTCATGGTGGAAGTGTACAACATCTTGACTTCTTGACTCCCGAAGAAAAGGCAGTGTTTAAGACCTTTGGTGAAATCTCGCAGAAGGAAATTGTTACACAAGCCGTTCAACGTCAGCGATATATAGATCAAGGGCAGAGTCTAAATCTTATGATTGGCCCGAAAGTCAAACCAAAAGAGGTTAATGAATTAATGATCTATGCGTGGGAAAACGGTATTAAAAGCTTATACTATCAACGCAGCGCAAATCCAGCACAGGAACTCGCGCGTAGCATCTTAACATGTAGCACATGTGAATCATGAAAGATTACGAAGACTCCTATATAACGACTCCAATCAAAAGCCCATTATTTGAATCTGTTGCATTATTGGTCGTGATGCCATTTATGATAATCGGATTAGCTTTGGCATTTATATTCATTTTGATTACTCTTTTGGTTATGTGGCCTATTGTGCCTTTCTTTGTTTATGCTGAACGTAAAAAAGAATTAACCGCAGATGATCGAGAAGAATAAATGTGCATGCTGTAAGAATGTTTATGAAATCATGTGGGACGATGACACCGATGATTATTATTCAGACAGCATTGAAGATGATGATGACTCTATTTGTGAAGATGAACAATATCCTGAGTATTGTCCTTTTTGTGGAGTACATCGCGAGTATGGCGGTGAAGAAGATGGCTATGACTCATACAATGATAAATAGATTGTATGAGCCCATGGACATATCAAAACATTATCTTCGTTAAGGAAAACGCCGAACTAAAAATTGCCGAAGGCTGTATCGGATTCGTCTATGAAATTACAGATGTCTCAAACGGTAAAAAGTACATTGGTAAAAAGCTGCTAATCACCAAAAGAAAACGTCCTCCGCTTAAAGGTCAAAAGAGAAAACGTATTGACATTATTCAAAGCGATTGGGAAAAGTATTGCGGTAGTAGCGAAACAGTTAAGCTACTGGTTAAGGATCGACCTGATGATTTCCGTCGTGAAATACTTGAGTTCTGTAAAGCAAAGGGTGAACTATCGTACATTGAAGCAAAGTGGCAATTTGCAAAAGAAGTGCTGCTAAGGGATGATTTCTATAACGAGTTTATCGGCTGTCGAATTAATGCCAGTCATTTGAAAAATCTTTGGAAAAAGTAATTTACATTGCGTCCAATTTTGGTTATAATTTAAATCTAAAGAAACAATATTATGTCTATTTTAGTTGACTACAGCGGAATCGCAATTGCGAGTATCTTTTCTCAGGTTAAGAACGACAAGATCGAAGAATCATTCATTCGCCACCTGATCCTAAATACTCTAAGAATGTATAATGTAAAGTACCGAGCCAAGTATGGTCAGATGGTATTGGCATGTGATGGGGGTTCCTGGCGGAAGACATACTACTCTTACTACAAAGCTTCGCGCCGCAAAGGTCGAGAAGAGTCGACCCTTGATTGGACTGAGATCTTTCGTATCCTCAATAAGGTTAAAGACGAGATTTCTACACATCTTCCTTATAAAGTCATTCAGACTGATGGCGCAGAGGCGGACGATATCATTGGCACTCTTGTTGCCAATACTCAAGAGTTTGGTCAGTATGAGCCAGTTATGATTATTAGCGCTGACAAGGACTTCATTCAGCTGCAGCGTTATGACAATGTTCAACAGTTCAGCCCTATGACTAAGAAGTTGCTAACTGATAAGAATCCGCATCGTTACCTCTTTGAGCATATCATAAAAGGAGACGGTGGTGACGGCATCCCAAACATTCTTTCAGCTGACGAAGTATTTGTTACTGAAGGCATGCGTCAGACTCCAGTTCGTTCGACTAAAATCGAGGATTGGTATGCTGCATATAAGAATGGTACTATTGAATCTGTTCTTGGCGAAAATACATATCGTAACTATGTTCGCAACCGCACTCTAATTGATCTTGAATGTACTCCATCGGATTTACGCGATGTTATCATTAATACATACAATGAGGCGCCTGTTGTTGGTAACTCAAAGGTGCTTAACTATCTGATTAGCAACCGATGCAATATGCTTATAGCCTGCGCTGAAGAATTTTTCATCAAATAAGCCATGCATAAATTAAATCGTAAACTACCACATGAGGTATTTGACCTCGTTCAACAAGCGACAAATGTCAATGAACGTGTTCGCATTCTTCAGGAAAACAATACATTCGAAATTCAGACAATTTTACAAGGAGGATTTCATCCCGGTGTTATTTTCGATCTCCCAGAGGGAGCACCTCCATACACACCTGATACTGCGGTGCCTGGACTTCAACCAACCCCGCTACACAAGCAGATTGGTTTCTTAGTCAACTGTGTAAAAGGTAAAGGAAGGTTTGACGAGAAAGATCGTTACACACGAATGCGCCGCGAGGCCCAGTTCATCAAGATCCTTGAAATTGCATACTCTAAGGATGCTGAAATTCTAATCGCCATGAAAGATAAAAAGCTTCATAAGCTGTATCCTTCATTGACGGCGTCGGTTGTTCGTAAGGCATTTCCAAATATTCTACCGAGCAAATGACATACACTTACCGTTGCAGCGCATGTAATACACAATGGGAAGATCGGCATCCTATGTCGGAACGTGATGCCCCAACAACAAAGAAATGCCCTCATTGTGAATCTGAAAATACTGTAAAACGCATCATCGACTTTGCACCTCGTGTAAGCTATGATGGAGCGAAGACCGTATTACAGCGAGCTGGGTCTGGTTGGAATGACGTGCTAAATAAGATCAAGAAGAGTAGCGGCCGACATACAAATATAGAAACCCGGTAAGACTATGGGTAAGAGTAAAAATAATCGCGATAAGGATAAACGTTCTTACTATAAAGATTATGCATATGATTGTCATAATCACAAACCTCGCAAAAAACGCAACCCTGACAATCATAACTCTCCATCGCGTAAGTTTGATCGGACTAAAAGCGTATAATTAAAATATGGGACAAATTACAATACCGTGTAGGTCTGGGGAAGTATCTGATGGTTATCACACCTTTGATGAACTTTACGATCATCGCAGCGCTCTATACATGGCTTTTCTAAAAGGCCGTCCGCAACACTCATGGATGAGCAAAAGACACTGCGATGATGCCTTATGGGATGGCTGGTTTATTGCTGGCACAACCCTTCCATCGGGTGACATTACATATCATCTTAACGTTAAGTTTTGGGACTCCTTAAAGAAGGCTGGTTTATCTGTTTTAGACAGAGCTCCAAAGTGGGATCGTCATACAAGTAAGGATGTCTATAATCGAATCATTGAATACGTTGAAAAATAATGTCGTTTCTTAATCATAATATACCAGTCATCAGATGTATGATTAGAAACGAATTTCTATTCAATCATACAAAAGGACATAAATTATTTACAAACTGCGATGTTCATACTGTGACGTCGATGGAAGGCAAGTCACCTCTGTTTGAATCGTTTTTAGAAAATGGTGTAAATTGGACAAGGCGTCCATTGCATGCTTTTGCTTGGAAGGAAGATGCGCCGGTTCGTAAATTAACAGACCATGTTTATTGGGATTGCTTTTCTAGTTATGTAGACGTTTCTATTAGACATCGCTTACAAGGTCTTAGAGCACAATTGGTTTTACCTTCAAATGAAAAGCTTGAGGGACAATACCTATTTACTATAGATTGGTCTTTTGAAAATAAAGGCATTTGTGATTATGGATTTTCTGAAGTATCAGAACATAAATGCGCACATGTATTTAAGATGGACGAAGGAAACTTTTTTGCATATCCAAACAATCGTATAATTTGGTATGATAAGGCATGGACCTATAATAGAATTCAGTCTAACCCTGGGTACATTATTGATTCTGAAATTTACAGTGTTGAAGGATCTGCTAAATTGGAATCTACACACGAATATATGACTAATTTTAATGAAGTTAAATAAAGATCGTAAATTCTTTGTTCATGATCCTATTGATCTTGGGTATGATAACCTAAAGGACAACACCAGTTCTTCAGGCCGAACATACATTACTCCTGAAGGCAAGAAGTATCCAAGCATCACGACCGTACTTGGTGTACGCTCTAAGGAAGCTATTATGGAATGGCGTAGACGAGTTGGTGAAGAAGAAGCAAATCGCGTATCACGTCATGCAGCTGCTCGTGGAACTGCATTGCATACGGTTGCTGAAAACTACATCAACAATGACGTTGAGTATTTTCCGTCTAACACGATGCCACATGTTCGTGCATTGTTCAAAAGCGTAAAGCCAATCATCGACACTTACGTCGGTACGGTGGTTCTTCAGGAAAAGCCACTCTATTCTGACCATCTTGGTATTGCTGGTCGTGTTGACCTTGTTGCCGAATTTAACGGCAAGCTATCAATTGTTGACTTTAAAACGTCTAAGCGCCGCAAAAAACGTGAAGACATTACGAATTACTTTGCACAAGCTACCGCTTATTCAATTATGTTTGAGGAACGCACTGGAATTCCAGTCCCTCAGTTAGTTATAATTATGGCTGTCGACGATGATCCAAAACCTATTGTGTTTGTTGAAAAACGTAATTCGTGGGTAGAAGAACTCCAAGGCGCGATTCTCGAGTACAACAAATCAATCCTATTTGGACATGCATAACCAAACACTATTACGTAACGGCAAAGGTCTATTAGACCTTATTAAAGGATCATCACAGTCAGAATCATTTAGCGCAGACTATGGCTGCATTAAGGATTATTACTTATCAGATGAAATTGGAAGTCCAGATGATTATACACAAATGATACAGGATATTCGTTCATCGCGTCAAACCGATGTAGTTAAGCTTCATATCAATTGTCCAGGTGGTAACCTATTTACGACCATTCAGATTCTTCAAGCAATGGCCGAAAGTGAGGCGCATATTGTCGCAAGTGTCGAAGGAGCATGCATGAGTGCCGCAACTCTCATCTTCTTATGTGCCGATGAATGCATGATTACCAACCACAGCATGTTCTTGTTCCACAATTATAGCGGCGGAACATTTGGTAAAGGCGGCGAAATGTACCATGGTGTAATCCACGAACGTAAATGGAGTGAAGGTTTAATGCGCGACTTATACGGAGACTTTCTGACAAATGACGAAATCACTGAACTCATCAATGATAAGGATATTTGGATGGACGCAAGCCAAGTACTTGAACGTCTTGAAAAGCGCGGAAAACTGCACGAGAAGAAAACGAAAGCTGCTGAGAAGGTAAATAACCGAGGAAAAAAGACAAAGGAAGCCACTCTTTTGACCGAATGACCTAATTTTCACCGAAAACACCCGATTTGGTAAAATGCGCAACTTGTTGGTTTTCAACGGTTGCGCATTTTTAATGAAAAAAGGTGAAAATTTATGAAAAAAGTTATTTACATCCAGGGAGTTTCCGTTTATAATGATTCTGTAACGAAACTACCACATGCAAATCAATCTTGATATTACCACTCTTATCGGACAAACCGTAATCAAAGTTAAAAATGACCTTGGTGGTCATGAAACGATCGCTGACCTTCGCCGTCAGGCTCGCGCCGAAAACTGCAAGCAGCGCGCCAAAGCATTGCTTGATCCGTCCTACATTCCAGTCTTCGTGCGAGTCGTATTCTTTGGCCGTCTTGGCGAGAACAGCCCACATTCATGGATTTATCGTTCACGTAATAAAGGCTTCCGTAACGGATACCAACGCATTGATACTCAACACGCGGCTGAACTCGCCGTTTACATCAACCCTATGTCCAAGAGTAATTGGGGTCTCCATCAAACCTCTATTTTCAAATTCGTCAAATGACTCCAGTCCCTCCAACACGTAAGACGACTCTTGTTCTTACGGCCGCATTTCAACCTTGTGGATTTTTCTCCGCACGCAGCGCAATCCGAAACCTCATGGTCGGCGGCGTAAAGGCATATGACACTCATGGCAACATCCATGACTGGAAAAGCTGGATCGCCAACGACAATGGCTTGGAACCCGATCATCCTTCACTACGCAGTGTTAATGCTGACTGGGCAATTCCGACAATCGTCGTGATCCCAGGTTACTTCGGCAATCACAAGCGCCGTGGTAAGCGTCGCAGCCGAACGATTAACCTCCGTCAGCTGTATCACGTCTATGATGGTCAGTGTCAATACTGCCTGAAGAAGATTCCTTACACGCATGCGACTCGTGATCACCTTCTTCCGCGCAGTAAGGGTGGAGGCAACCAGGATGACAACATTGTTCTGAGCTGTAAGAAGTGCAACACCAAGAAGTCTAACCACTTTCCATACTTCAACGCGCATGGCAGTGAAGTCAAGCCCAAGATCTTATCTGACATTGACTTCACTGCACTGTCTGAAAAGGTTCAGCGTCGTCCAGAGTGGAATACTTTCCTTGGATAGAGTGAAAGTATTTCATAATGTGAAGATTTTGTGCTTTTTAAGATCTCTTGAAGTATAAATAAAGTAGATGGCAAATAACGGTCATACATATACCACAGCATGGACACGACCTCTCAACGCGGTTGCCGAATCCTTATGCTCAGGCATTGCTATGAATGTAGGATTTAATGGACAAAAAGATCCAAGACTCCAACGATAAGCCAGAAGAAATTTTCCTCCCTGAAAACCTTCGTTCTGGCAACCCCAAACGAAGGTTTTTTATTACCCAAAGAAAAAAGTTATTTACATACACCCATTTTCCGTATAGAATAAATTCACGATCGGCAACGGCAAACAAAAACCAATTCCGATCGCGAAGAAAAAGTTGAAAAAAGTTATTTACTTTCCAAGCTTTTCTGTATAGAATAAATTCACGATCGGCAACGGCAAACAAAAACCGAAGCTGATCCGATCAAAAAAAGTTGAAAAAAGTTATTTACTTTCCAAGCTTTTCCGATTATAATAGTTCAACAATCAACGGCAGCTGTTACAACCTGCCGCTGAACATCAAAAAGCCAACCAAGTGCAAAAGAAACTTGGGAACGACCGTGGATGTACGGCTTGGAACCTGAAGAAGGTTGCGATGACAATAAGTTAAGAAGCAGGAGCACTCAGTCCCTGCGTAAAAAGACATAGCTGATGAACAGTTTTGGTTGTAGCGCCGCACGTTGCGGGGTCACGCTCCCATTGCTTTCAGAAGAAAGCCAAAACTATGTCAACTGAGAAATTTTCATGCGTCAGTAAAGCAAGCGGCTCTTGCAGCGAGACTGTAAATCTCGTCCCTTCATTGGGGAGTGGATCGACACCACACTGGCGCACCATTTTCATGCGTCAGTAAAGCAAGCGGCTCTTGCAGCGAGACTGTAAATCTCGTCCCTTCATTGGGGAGTGGATCGACACCACACTGGCGCACCATTTTCTTATCCTCCAGTAGCTCAGTTGTGGTTAGAGCACCTGCCTTATAAGCGGGAGGTCGTGGGTTCGAGCCCCCACCTGGCGGACCAAATAATTTGGTTTCTACATGGTAACTTGCATACCTAATGAAATCATTAGGCAGCATAATATGATAGCTCAAATGATAAAGAGCTCTCCTTTGCAATACAGGAGACGATGGATTGGTAATCGGAATCCTCATATATGCTGCTAACAATTTTCATAACCACCTGTAGCTCAGAGGCAGAGCAATCGGTCGATAACCGATAGGTCGTGATATCGTAATTCACCAGGTGGACCATTTCATAATGCGGGTTTGGTGTAATGGCTAACACGCCTTCCTTCCAAGTAGGAGCCAAGGGTTCGATTCCCTTATCCCGCACCAATTTAATTGGGCGCAAAGCATTGATGGCTGATGCACTCGGCTCTTACCCGAGAGAAGCCGGCTCGAGTCCGGATGCACCCACCAATTTCAAATAACGTCGCGTGTCCGAGTTTGGTTAAAGGAACTCCGCTTGGAACGGAGTGCGAGCAGCATGGGGCTGTTTGCCGTGGGTTCGAATCCCACCGCGGCGACCAATTTCAAAAATCTAAATCGAGTGCTGAAGAATACGGTTACTTCACTTATAAACGAAAAACCCACCGTGTTCGTTTGTTGCCTCGAATATGCCACGTTAGGAGACCGGTAATCCGCCTGCCTGCAAAGCATGGAGATAGTCTGTTCGATTCAGACACGTGGCTCCAATTTTCAAATCTAAATCGAGTGTTGAATGCAGGCCGACCACTAAAGGTTTGTGTTATTCTGATGAAGTAAAATATCGGATGTCGCTTATTAAAAAAGAACTTTATAAAGATCCTACTAAGAATCCGATGTATGGTAGGAAAAAGGTGTTTGATGTAAAGGAAGCATAACGGTCTCCAAAACCGTTTGTAGGATATCGTAATTCCTAGCACCTGCCAATTTCAATTTCAAACATGCGCGTGTAGCTCAGAGGCAGAGCAGCTCCTTTACACGGAGAAGGCCGGGGTTTCGATATCCTCCATGCGTACCACTTTCAAATCGCGGGGTAGAGTAGCGGCAACTCAACGGTCTCATAAGCCGTGCACGTGGGTTCGAATCCCACCCCCGCAACCAATTTCAATATGCACACGTACTTTCAATGGCAGATGGTTTGATTGTCAATCAAACGGATGCAGGATCGGTACCTGTCGTGTGCGCCACTTTCAAATAGAGCCGTAGCTCAGTTGGTCAGAGCGCTTGCCTGTCAAGCAAGAGGTCGCGGGTTCAAGCCCCGTCGGTTCTGCCACTTTAATATAGACATGAACGCACCACGGTTGGGCGGTCCGGTTGTTACCCGGTTGAATTTGGTTCGATCCCAAGCATGTCTGCCAAGTTTAATGCCGCAGTAACCGAATTGGTATAGGTACTTGCCTTAGAAGCAAGGTTTTGTGGGTTCGAGTCCCACCTGCGGTACCAATTTAATTCTTAACCCACCGGTAGCTGAGACGGATTAGCGCTAGCCTGAAGAGCCTGAGAGATTGGATCGTTACCAATCCGGTGGACCATTTTATCAAGTGCTGAAGAACAGTGTTACTTCACATGAAACGAAACCCAAACCCAACATTGTTCGCCTATTGCCTTGATACTTTCTTTAACGGGACATTCGACAAGTGGCCTAAGTCAGAACTCTCATAAGGTTCCATCCGTTGGTTCGAATCCAACATGTCCTACCAATTTAGACGTAATGTTGAACATAGCATAGATGATAATGCGCCTCTGATTTGCAGAGGAGAAGGTGCTTAGACCACATGATACATAAGTCCTTCAGAATTTCGGTGATCTGAAGAGAAAGAAAACACCGTACATTTTCAAATCCCAAGTAATTCAATGGTAGAATGCAGCGCTGTTAACGCTGAGGCCCTTATAAGGTTAATGTAGGTTCGACCCCTACCTTGGGAGCTTTCCCCATGTTAGGATATGAACTATTATAAATAGTTTATGTTCTATACGGTTTACAAGATAACTAATTTAATCAACGAAAAGATTTACATTGGAGTTCATAAGACAGATGATCTCAATGATTCATACATGGGTTCTGGTCTCTTAATTAAGCATGCTATTTCAAAATATGGCATTCAAAATTTCGTAAAGGAATACATTGCAATTTTTAATAATCCTGAAGAAATGTTTAGTATGGAGTCCGAACTCGTTAATGAGGAGCTGATAAAGTCTGGACATTCTTATAATCTAAAAGAAGGCGGATCTGGTGGTTGGGATTATGTAAACTCTTCAGAAAAAAACATTTATGGTCTAAATGGAAAGACGCCAGATGCCATTGCTAATTTAGCTAAAGGATTAGAAACTCAAAGATATCTTAGAAAGAACGATCCTGAGTGGGCTGCACGTGTTCATGAAAACCAGTCTATTGCCGCAGTGAATAGAAATAAAAAGTATGGCAATGGTTTCAAAGGTAAGTCACACACAGAGCAAACAAAAGCTAAATTACGAAAGCCACGTCCAGCATCCGCTGGAGATAAAAATTCTCAGTTTGGGACGATGTGGATAACTAATAAGATTTTGAACAAAAAGATTTTGAAAACCGATCCAATCCCAGATGGTTGGATGAAAGGTATGACTCCGAAACAATTAGTGACGGAAAATAAATTTAGATGACGGCGTGGAAAGCAGACACGCAGGAACAACGACTGGCCGAAACCCTAGGCGGAGATGCACCAAGATGCGCTAGGTTAGTAATCCGGTCGTGACCGTAGAGAAGAGCCGTGCATGGCAAGTAAACAGAAAGCAAACCGACTTTGAATCGAGAGGCTTGTCCTGTTGATCGGGGTACCCGATGTCAAATCCGAGTAGCGACGGATTCATCTAATTGCTCTGTAGCTCAAAGGAAGAGCGCTTGCCTGACGTGCAAGAGGTTTGGGTATCGTGATCCCACAGAGCAACCATTTTTAATGCCGGCATAGCTCAGAGGCAGAGCAGTTACCTTGTAAGTAACAGGTCGAGATTTCGAAATTCTCTGTCGGCTCCACTTTCAACGCTCCTTAAGCATAGATGGCGATGCGCTGATTTCGTACATCAGAAAGGACGGCTCGTAAGCTCGATATTTGTATAAATACTTTCATGGATTACAAACGCATCTATGATGAGCTTATAGCATTTAGAAAGGTTAACATTCCTTCAGGATATGTTGAGCGACATCATATAATCATGACCTCACTAGGAGGCAGTGATGATGCTGATAATTTAGTTAAGCTAACTGGCCGCGAGCATTGGATTGCTCATCTTTTACTTCACCAGATCTATCAACGATCTGAAACCGCATATGCTTGTCATATGATGGCAATGCGATGTGAAGAGCGTGAAATACCATGTATCAAAAGTTCGCGGGTCTATGAAAAGATACGAAAGGAATGTGCTAAATTAACCTCAAAGACAATGAAATTTCATCAAGCTGGTGAAAGAAATTCGCAATTTGGAACCCGCTACATATGTAATCTTGATCTTAAACAAAATAAAAAGATTAAGAAGACAGACAATATTCCTGAAGGATGGATTGCCGGTCGTAATAGATGGAATATTGAGTCCAAAGTATCTAAGCCTAAGTATGTACATACTGAAGAGCATAAACGTAACATATCTGTTTCTAATAAAGGGAAACCAAAAACGGAAGAATGGAGAACACAGATTTCAAACATTCAACGTGGTAAGATTCGAGGACCTTACAAAAAAGCTAACGTCGCATAGCTGGCCAATTGCACATGTTTCGTAATCATGTTTTTCGTGAGTTCAAATCTCACCGTTAGCTCCACTTTTATCGGGTATTAGCGTAGCCTGGCTAGCGCGCCTCATTTGGATTGAGGAGGTCGTAGGTTCGAATCCTACATACCCGACCACTTTACAGTAAGTCGAAGGCGGATTACTCCACCCAGCCAATTTAGTTGGGACTGTATGAATACATTGAATAAACACTCCCTTCTTACTGTTTTATGGAGCGGGCCCAGGCTGGCCGATGGAACATACCTGGAAAGTATGTGGACCCTACAAAGGTCTCAGGAGTTCGAATCTCCTCTGCTCCGCCACTTTAATTGAGGATTAGCATAATGGTAATGCTCGCGACTTTGACTCGCGCTATAAGAGTTCGATTCTCTTATCCTCTGCCAACTTTAATAGTGTAATGGCAGCACGCCTTGATAGGGTTGTTGAGGTTCGATTCCTCTTGAATATGGTAACGTAAATCCGCACAGGGAAGAGCGGTTCGATTCCGATTTCTTTGGGTATGATGTAGTGATAGCATGACACCTTCCAGGTTGAGAGGCACTTGCTTCTCTTTATGATAAAGTCAGCGTACGTTTGATTCGTGCTGCCCAACAATTTTCACAATGACTGTTACATGTCGATACGTAGGGCATGGACGACCGACGGGGATGCTGGTAGGTGTGCGTCGGCCTTAACTCGCGCGTTACGTGAGGTAAAGGGGACCAGCATAATATGTCAAAACTGAAACTGCCGAGGGCACGGCTGTAAAACGGTGAAACTCCGATGTTCCAATTTTCACAATGTGTTGGCCGTGATGATGTAATTTACGAGGCCACAAGAATAGATGACTGCGAGTGCGAATGACGAAGTAAGTCTTTTAGACCGAAACAAAACAATATCTCGACAAGACCGGATACTTGAACAAATTTCTACTATTCAAACTTCATCGTAAACACATTGTTTTGCTCGTAGGTGATTCTATGATTCGTTCATTGTTGCCTACGAGTTCTAAAATTTACCTAAACGGGCTCATGAAGCGTAGGGACGGGCTCTTCCAACAGCGTGATGGCTGAAGTCTTCGGACGAAGAGTATGTATATCTTGCAATAAGCGCTTTAATACTTTCAAACGGGGTGAAGCTTTAATGGTGAAGCAGCAGGCTTTTAACTTGCAGAACTGGGATCGTTACCCAGCGCCCTGACCACTTTCAATATAATTAAACCATGAAGCCAATACTTGCTACAAGTCAATTCTGCGGTCCTTGCAAACTGCTTAAAGACCGCCTTGATCCGAACTCTTATGAGGTTCGAGACATGGAAAAAGACCGTGATTTTTTCATCGAAAACGGCATCCGTGCTGTTCCTATGCTCATCATAGGAACCGTGAAAATCACAGGAATGGACAAAATCATCGCATATTTCGACGAAAACCCATAACCCATTGGTTTTCAACGGAATGAAAAAAAGTGAAAAAAAGTGAATTTTTTTGTTTACATTTGACCAAATTTGGTTTATAATAATTCTGTAAGGCAACCCTCGAAGATTCCGACAGACAACTGACAACAGTTCCTGAAAAAATCCAAAAGAAAACCCTTTACAAGCTGACAGAAACCTGTTAGTATTAAACATAATCAATTCGGTGGTTCGTTCCGCTAAGTTGGTTACCTTCAGAAAAGAGTTTCTGATTGTATCCGTTCTTTGACATTTTCTAACTTTGAAAGGAGCACTTCGGTCCCTTTCACCATACAAGACTACAATGCAAATTGTGTCTGATTAGTACGGCCCGGGACGGGTTGGGAACATCAGTATGTCAACCGATAAATTTTCATGGTGCCGCCTCGCGAAGTCGGTGGTTAAATGTACGAAGAGAGCAGCCATTATTTTTTTGAGTCGAGTTTAGAACGCGAAGAGGTCAAGTGTGCAACGGTAAAATCTAGAGAGTAACCCTGCATGCGAGCGTAACCTTCCCTACATCGCATAGGGCGCAACAGGTGCGATTCCTGTAGACTCTCAATTTTCAATAAGAAGGTGGAAACAAAAAGCTGGCGACGGTCAGTGAACAAAGCCAAGCGGTATGGCATCGGACTAATTACTCCGATTTCTTCAAGGGTTCAAATCCCTTTCTTCTTTCCAATTTCAAATGGGGCGCACAATCCAAAGTGCCTACGTTGTAACTCAACGCAGAGGGCAAGCCGATTGGGTGTCGGGCCGCTCCACCAATTTACAACCGGGCTCGGTATGAATGGCGATGTTCTCAGTGGGATTAAGTTCCCGCCTTCGGGTTGCTGAGGTTGTATGCCTGCCAAAGTTCATACACAATGCTGCTATCGTCTATCGGTTAGGACAAATGGTTTTCAACCATTAGAGCGGGGTTCAACTCCCCGTAGCAGTACCAATTTTCAACTGAATCGGAGATTAGAGGTAAGTTGAGTAACAACGCCCCGCTAGGTTAATAGGCAAACCGGCATGCTTCTGTAAGTGCTCGAGCTAAAGGAAGCCATGTGTGTACAGCATGAAAACGCAGTTCTGGGTTCGATCCCCAGGCGGGGCTGCTCTAATAAACAACGAGGCGTCATTCCACGCCTACAAGATTCGGAAATTTTCAACAGGATGTGGCTTGACTGGGAAGCGCTTAGTTTGGGGCTAAGAATATGAAGGTTCGAATCCTTTCATCCTGACCAATTTCATGGGCTGGTGTGGCCGAGCTGAGCTGGCGATCATCATGATAGTTCGAAAGAACCTTAAGGAAGTTTGAATCTTCCACTGTCCACCAATTTTTCATATGGGTAGGTATACCGTTAAGGAGACGGTTCGGACTGTAAATCCGACGCTTTCGAGCTCGCTGGGATCGTTCCCCAGACTGCCCACCATTTTATAAATTCGTTCACGTGGTGGTGACGACTACAGGAGCCTAGGTCCCTACAGCAATGCTAATGCATGCAACCTTTAATTTTCAAAACAATGCGTGTGTGGGCCAATGGTCGGTCATCTGACTCTTAATCAGCGGAAGAAATTCCTATGCAGGTTCGAATCCTGTCGCACGTACCAATTTCAATGGGCTGTTAGTATAACGGATAATACGCTGCGCTACGAACGCAGAGATCCAGGTTCGATTCCTGGGCGGCCTACCAATTTCAATATCCGAGAGTAGCTTTAATTGGTAAAAGCCCTCCCTGTGAAGGAGCACAATGTGGGTTCGAGTCCCACCTCGCGGACCAATTTAGCTGACATATACGTCATGACGGTATGTTGGCAATTTACACCAGTGAAGCGGGCAGAGATGCCAGCGAAGTATTCGTCACCAGTGAAAGTCGGTTTAACGGTGTAGATCATTTTCTCGATGTGGTTTGCAGACTGCATCGGACAAGTAAGCGAACATAAGAACGCATGATGCTGCAACTGATTGCAAGTAAGGTGAGGTAATCGTCTAATAGAAGGACACCAGCTAGAAAAGCTGGGAACATTGGTGCAAATCCAATTTACTTTTTGTCGCTTACAAGTTTTTCAAATGGGGCGCGGTAAAGCGTAAGGCAGGGTTTTTGTAATTGATTCATTTCAAGCCCGGGAGGTTAGATTCCTCTGCGCTCCACCAATTTTTCTTTATGGGCTCGCATGTTCCTCGGGGGCGAGAAGCACTTGCAATGCATCTGTGGCCGGTTCGATTCCGGTCGGGTCCACCAATTTTCAAATGTGGTTCATCGGAAGCAGTCTTTAGGTGGGCTGAGGTGACTGTC